GTCTTCCCGAAGAAGCTCTCAAATACGGAGCGACTGTTAATCACATTTGCATATCTCCTTGGAGATTTGATCTTGCACGTAACGCGGCTTTGGCATTGGTGCCAAAGGACATGGATGTGTGCGTCAGCTTGGACATTGACGAAGTTCTTCAGCCGGGGTGGCGAGAGGAGATAGAACGTGTCTGGACCAAAGGGGAAACTACCCGCCTCCGCTACATGTTTGACTGGGGATGCGGGATTAGCTTCTACTATGAGAAAATCCACGCCAGACATGGCTACTTTTGGCACCATCCCTGCCACGAATATCCTGTCCCTGACGGACGCATCACGGAAGTTTGGGCGCAAACTGACTTCCTCATCGCGGTCCACAAGCCCGACCCGACCAAAAGCCGGGGACAGTACATGGATTTGCTGGAGCTTTCCGTAAGAGAAGACCCGGATTGCCCCCGCAACGCTTTCTATTACGCCCGCGAGCTTAGTTTCCATGCTCGTTGGCAAGAGGCTGTTGACGCCTGCAAAAGTTATTTAAGCCTGCCACGCGCCACATGGCAGAACGAGCGATGCTATGCCTATAGAGTTATGGGGCGCTGCTACAATGAACTAGGTAATCCATTTGAGGCTGAGAAAGCTTTCCAAATGGCTGCATCAGAGGCCCCAAACACTCGTGAGCCATGGTGCGAGCTTGCCATGATTATGTATAGGCAATCTCGATGGGAAGAGTGTTTTGCCTATGCCATGCGAGCCCTGCGAATCACCAATCGTGAGGCTGTTTACACTTGCGACCCAGAGGTTTGGGGGCCGCAGCCGCATGACCTTGCCAGCATTGCTGCTTGGCACCTTGGCATTTACGGGCCAGCTTTGCATCACGCAAAAATTGCCCATGAAATGGCTCCAGATGATGTTCGTCTAGCGAGAAATCTGGAGTATATTCGCAACGCAGTATCTGGTGAGGGGGAGAAAGCAGCATGAGGCCGTGGAAACTCAGACCCTAATCAATTTTGCTCTTGGCGCGTTTTTAGCTCTCATTGGCTGGCTTGCTCGCCAGTTATGGGAAGCTGTTGAGCGGTTAAAGGGTGATCTCCACCAGATTGAGGTTGATTTGCCCAGTCACTATGTGCGCCGGGAAGAATTTTCAGAAGCTCTCAAAGAAATCAAAGACTTGTGCCGACAAATATTTGATAAAGTAGACAGCCTTGAAAAGAGAAAGGCTGACAAGTGATAGATACTGACTCAATCACCAAGCCTGTTGCTGCTGTAACTGCTGTCATGGCGATGATTGGGGGCGGTTATTCTCTTTATGACAAGATCAAGTTGCCACCTAAAGATATTTTGAGGTGGGATGCGGATCATTTTAGCATCTCAAGTGGCCCAGCTTGGGGCCAATTTAAAGTGGTTGTGGCCCGCCAGAAGATCAGAGATGATTGCACTGTAGAAGATTTTAGCCTTGAGGTGCGAGATTCTGACTACATCGTTCACAAGGCAAACCCATCTGTCGCCAAGTTTTCTGGTCCCGCAAGCCCAACGGTAGACAAGTTTGGGTACACAATGACCATTGAAAACCCCGAAACTGTCGCGCTTGGTGGCGCAAAGTTAATCGCTCGCATCATGTACAAATGCCCGGAAGGGACTGTCGTGATTGCCTATCCAGACCACAAAAACCTGACATTCAGCATTGAGGGGGAAGCAAAATGAGCCTGCTTGATCAATTTGGTCCTCTTTTAGGACAGGTGGCCCCTACTATTGCCACGGCTTTAGGCGGTCCTTTGGCGGGGGTTGCGGTCAGGACTTTGTCTAATGCTCTGTTTGGGCATGAAGATGCCAGCGAAGACCAAATCAAAGAAGCAATGTCTAATGCGACTCCAGATCAACTTGCAGCGATCAAGAAGATTGACGCCGATTTCAAGGTCCAGATGAAGAGCTTGGACATTGACCTTGAGCGCATTGCCGCTGGAGACCGTGACAGCGCCCGTCAAATGCAGCGCGAGACGAGGGATTGGACCCCCAAAGCTTTGGCTTTTTTCATTACCTTTGGCTTCTTTGGGGCGCTGATCTGGATTCTTGTCTTTGGTATTCCAAAAAATGGGTTGGAAGTTATCTTGATGATGCTGGGTTCTCTCAGCACTTCATGGACAGGCGTCGTTCAATTCTACTTTGGCTCGTCGGTTGGGTCAAAAGAGAAGAACAGCCTCCTTGCTGCAAAGGACAAGTAAGATGCAGGAAAATTGGAATAGTTGCTTTGATGCAGTGCTTCAACATGAGGGTGGCTATGTCAATGACCCTCGTGATCCCGGTGGCCGCACCAATTTAGGAGTCACCCAACGGGCATGGGAAGCCTACTGGAACCGCAGTTCTTCTGAGGAGGAGATGCGGAAGTTGACACCAAATATCGTCAAGCCTTTCTATAAGTCCATGTATTGGGACAAAATTCGGGGCGACCAGCTTCCATCTGGGGTGGATTATGCCGCCTATGACCTCGCTGTGAACTCTGGCGTTGGCCGTGCGTCTAAATATCTTCAGGAAATAGCGGGTGTGGTGGCTGATGGGGTTATCGGCCCAAAATCTCTTGAAGCAATAAAAGCTTGCAATTCCAAAGAGTTAGTTGATTCTCTTTGTGATATGCGGTTGGATTTCCTTAAAAGGCTGCCAACTTTTGCCACTTTTGGCAAAGGATGGAGCCGTAGGGTTGCGGAAGTAAAGGAAAAGGCGCTAAGCATGACAAGTGAAGGGGAATAATGCTATAGTGCCGGGAAAGCGGAGCTTTTTCCATGACCACACCTATGTCCTACGATGGTTCGGTAGCTGGCACCACCAGCTATGTCACCCAAATGGCGACAATGGCGGTCGTGGCTGAGACAGACCCTGCTTTCCTTACGATTCTGCCCCAGATGATCGTTTATGCCGAGTTGCGGATGTACCGCGACTTGGACTTTCTATTCACTTCTGGGGTCAGCACCGCCTATAGTCTTACTGCTGGTAGCCGCACGTTAAACGTGCCAGCCGAGACTTTCCCGCTTGGGACTCTTGTTGTCCCTGAGCAGATCAACGTCTTGGTTGGTTCGACCAATCCTGATCTTGCAGATCGAGTGCCGCTTCTTCCCACAACGAAGGAGTTTCTTGATGCTGTGTACGGTTCTGGCGCGTCTGCTAATCGTGGCGTCCCTCAGTATTGGGTTCCTTTTGATGATTATACTTTCCTCGTAGGCCCATACCCAGATCAGAGCTATACCGTTGAACTTGTTGGTACATATCGTCCGGCTAGTCTATCTATGACGAATCCAACGACGTTTATCAGCACCAATTTGCCAGACATTATGATCATGGCGAGCATGGTCTACATCTCCGCATATCAGCGCAACTTTGGCCGGATGAACGACGATCCTCAAATGGCGATCAGCTACGAGAGCCAGTACCAGACCTTGCTTAAGGGTGCTGCTGTGGAGGAAGCTCGCAAAAAGTTCGAGGCTGCTGGGTGGTCTTCGCAGTCCCCGTCTACGTTTGCCACACCGACGAGGGGCTAACCCATGCCCCATAGCGCACTTAAACTTCTGCCGGGTGTCGATGTTAACAAGACCCCAGCTCTTAATGAGGCTGCGATTTCGGAAAGCCAGCTTGTTCGGTTTATCCCTGACAGGACAATTGGCGGTTTGGTCCAAAAGCTTGGTGGCTGGACAAAGTTTTATGCCGCCCAAATCGGCTCCACCGTCCGCGCCTTGTGGGCGTGGGAAGACACCAATTCCAACTCCTATTTGGCCGTTGGTGCTGAAGGTATTGCCCCAATTACGGTAACTGGTGCCAGTGGCACCGGGACAACTGCCACGCTGACATTCACTGGTCCCTTCATCTTTAATGTCAATCAGCGGATCACGGTTAGCGGCGTGAACCCTAGTGGCTATAACGGAACCTATGTGGTTACAGCCGCCACATCGACCAGCGTTTCCTATGCCAGCGCCACCACAACTGCATATGTCTCTGGCGGGTCAATTACAGGTGGTGGTAACTCGCTTGGCATCATCATCTCTGGCGGCAGTCAAGACATTACGCCGGAACAAACGGTAGAAAGCACTACGGCAGACTTTAGCACGACCGCTGGCAGCAATGCGGTTGTTGTCGTTGACGCCAACAGTGGCACTAACGATTACTATGTTGTTGATATTAAAACACAAATTAGCGTTGGCGGGATTGTGCTTTTTGGGCAGTATCAAATATCAAATCCGTCTTTAAATGTGAACCAATACACTATTTATGCGGCTGATCTCGCAACATCGACGGTCGCCAATGGTGGCGCGACACCTTCATTCACAACCGGGACCGGCACCAATTTCATTTCAGTCACGCTAAACGATCACGGGTATATTGTTGGGGACACATTCCCGGCACTCATCGCTACATCAGTAGGCGGTTGCACCGTATATGGGAACTACACCGTCTTAAGCGTTACAAGCGCGAATGTTTTTGTGATCGCTGCGTCAACATCCGCCACTTCTTCTGCAACCGTCTCAATGAATGGCGGTCAGGTCTATTTCCTTTATCACAATGGCGTTGGAGTTTACCCGCCGGGTGTTGGGTATGGCGTTGCAGGATATGGGTTCTATGGGTATGGCGGCGTCGTCCCCACTCAATATCGTGGCGTTCCCATAAACGCTACTGATTGGACGTTGGACAATTGGGGTGAAGTGTTAATTGCCAACCCGCTTGGCGGTCCAATTTACGCATGGAATCCCACTGAGGGGACAGTGGTTGCTGAAATCATCGTTGCGGCACCATCAGTTAATCAGGGCGTGTTTGTAGCTATGCCCCAGCGTCAAATCATTGCGTGGGGTTCGACATTCAATGGTATTGCAGACCCCATGCTGGTCCGCTGGTGCGACGTTGATAATTATGAGGACTGGACTGCGACAATCACCAATCAGGCCGGTAGTTACCGCATCCCTAAAGGTTCACGTATTGTGCAAGGCATCCAAGCTGGTCAGCAGGGCCTGCTTTGGACGGACCTCGGTGTTTGGGCAATGCAATATGTTGGCCCCCCATATGTCTATCAGTTCAATGAGCTTGGCACTGGATGCGGATTGGTTGGCCGCAAAGCCGCTGCCTCAATGAACGGTGTCGTTTACTGGATGGGCCAGAGCCAGTTCTATCGGCTTTCTGGCGGTGGTGTAGAGCCAATTCGCTGTCCAATATGGGATGTTGTTTTCCAAGATTTGGACACGGACAATCTTGACCGCATTCGCGTTTGCCCAAATTCTCGGTTTGGCGAGATTGCTTGGCACTTCCCAACCGTTGGGAATGGGGGCGAAAACGAGGGTTATGTCAAATACAACATCATCCTTGACCAATGGGATTATGGGTTCAATTCAACAGCTAACCCTTATGTGGCGCGTTCTGCTTGGATAAACGAGTCAGTCCTTGGTCCTCCTATAGGCGCGGCGCTGAACCAGTATCTTTATCAGCATGAGACCTCTCCTGATGCTGATGGAGTGGCAATGGACAGTTATTTTCAAACTGGCTATTTTGCCCTTACAGAGGCGGATGTGAAGAGTTTCATTGATCAGGTCTGGCCTGACATGAAGTGGGGCTACTTTGATGGGACACAGGGTGCCAACATTCTGTTGACCTTTTATGTGACTGACTATCCGGGGCAAACTCCAATTGCCTATGGTCCTTACACGCTCACACAGGCAACAACTTATATCACGCCGCGTTTCCGGGGTCGCTTAGTGGCAATACGAATTGAGAGTAATGACATCGGATCTTGGTGGCGTCTTGGGAACATCCGCTACCGCATCCAAGCTGACGGACGATTCTGATGCCTGCATCGCTTGACGATATTCTCACAGCCCAAAAGAACGGTGTCGTCGCCATTAACGGGCTCAATCAGACGCTCAAGCTTATTGAGGCTGATCTGCCGTGCATATGCACAAATTTGGCTGCGCTTGTTGTGGCAATCGACAGCCTGAACGCAAATACTTTCCCATCAACTGTTAGCCAAACAATTGCTGCCTCCACTACGACGTTAATCCATGCCGGTCCCGGCAAGGTTTTCAGTGTCTCTATTCCTGTTCATTCTGGGGCCGCGCATGTTTATATTTACAATTCAGCTACAACTGGCGGCATATCAGCGGCAAACTTGATCTACCAATCACTTCCATCTACTGCCGCTTCTTTTACACCTTACCAAACCGTTCAGCTTCCATACACCGATGGGCTTGTCCTAAAAACTGATGCCGGTATGAATTTTTGTGTCGGCTATACTCCTGACCCATGAGGACGCCATGCCATTGAAAAAGGGTTCCTCGCAAAAGACGATCAGCTCCAACATCAGCGAGTTGGTCCATAGTGGTCGCCCGCAGAAGCAGGCTATTGCCATTGCTTTGAATACAGCCCGTGAAGTGTCACGCGCCAAAAGAGCATTTGGCGGTCAGGCTACGCACAAGCCCCACATTGGTGCGATCCGCAGCCCTGTGGCAGGCAGGACAGACCATTTGCCAATGCACGTACCTTCTGGCTCGTATGTCATCCCAGCCGATATTGTCTCTTCATTTGGCGAAGGGAATACTGAGGCTGGGTTTCGGGTCTTGGATATGGCTTTGAAGAAGTATGGCAATTCCCCGCAGGCTCGTGCCAGCGGTGGAAGTAGTGGCGTACAGGTGCCAATCGTGGCTGCTGGTGGGGAATATGTCATCCCTCCAGAAGTTGTTACTGCAATCGGTGAAGGGGATATGGATTTGGGGCACACTGAGCTAGATTCCTTTGTGAAAACAATGAGGAAGAAGCTTATTGATACCTTGAAGAAACTCCCCGGACCAAAGACTGACTAAGGACTAGGAGGGGAAAGTCCATGTTTGATGATTTGGGGGTACGGTTAGCTCAGCCAGACGAGGTGCATGACGTTATGGCTGGTGCGTTGCAAGCCTGTGCTGAAAATGGGTTTGTGAACGTCAATCAGGCCAAACTTTTGGGCCAAGTTTGGGACGCACTTAACCTTAGCAATGGACTTGTTGGGGTAATTGGTGAGCCGGGAAAAATTGAGGGTGGCATCCTACTCAGGATTACAGAGATGTGGTATTCTGACGATAGGGTGCTGGAAGAAAAGGCGATTTTCATATTGCCTGAGTACCGTAGCGCCAAAGGGGGAAGGGCGAGACGGTTATGCGAATTTGCCAAAAGGGCGGCTGTGACATTAGAATTGCCACTTCTTATCGGTGTCCTTTCTAATAATCGCACTGAGGCAAAGATTAAGTTGTACGAACGCCAATTTGGGAAGCCAGATGGTGCGTTCTTCCTCTATAATGCCGGTACAGGTTCTGTGCAGGCGGCAGCGGAGTAGGCGGCATGGGTGGTGGCGGCGGCAAGGGCGGGACTACAGTCCAATCGACACAAATCCCGCCAGAAGTTTTGGCGCGCTATAATGCTGTCAATGCACGGGCGGAACAAGTTGCTGCAACACCATTTCAGCCGTACACTGGCGAGTTCGTTGCTCCGTTAAATCAAACGCAACTCGCTGGCATTCAGGCCACCTCTAATGCTTCTCAATTGGCGCAGCCCTATTATGGGGCTGCCACCCAGCAACTTGGTCAAGCTCAACAGCAGGGTCAGGGTTATCTGGGCGCGGCTACACAAGCTGCGTTGGCTGGCGGCTTGGGCGTATATCCCGGTAGGCTTGAAACTGGCCGATATATGAACCCCTACACAGAAAGCGTTGTTGGTTCTACGCTTGGCGCTCTTGGGCAGCAATTTGGTCAGCAACAGGCTCAGCAACAGGCTGAAGCTATTCGTTCTGGCGCGTTTGGGGGTGATCGGGCTGGCTTACAGCGTCAAGCTCTGCGCGGCCAACAGGCGCTTGCAGCAAGCCAAGCTATTGCTCCTCTTTATCAGCAGGGCTACACGCAAGCTCAAAATATTGCGACCCAACAACAGCAGACTGCTTTGCAAGCTGCCCAAGCGAATCGTGCCGCTTTGCAGGGCCTTGGCACTCAATTAGCCGGTCTGGGCCAGCAGGGCTATACACAGGGTACTGGTACATCAACCGCACTTGCTGGCCTTGGCACAGGAGCGCAACAGGCTGCCTTGCAGGGGGCACAGGCGCAGATTGCCGCTGGCACGTTGCCTCAACAGACCCAGCAAGCGTTAGATACAGCTCTTTATCAACAATTTCTACAAGAGCGTGGTTATCCATTTCAAACAGCTCAATTTTTGGCAAATATTGCCATGGGAACTGGTGCATTGTCTGGAAATACCACCACTCAAAATCAAAGTGGCGGTTTCTTCAGTTCTGACCCCCGCAAGAAAGAGAATGCAGAGGTCATTGGGCATCTAAATGATGGTCAGCGCATTTATCGCTACAATTATAAAGACGACCCGGAGAAGAACACACATATTGGCCTTATGGCTGACGAAGTGCTTCAGCGTGGCAAGCCCGGCGTTGGTTTGGACCCTGATGGGTACTTGGCAGTTAACTATCGCGATGTGACAGATGACGCCGCTGAAATGTCAAAGGGACTCGTGCCAAACTCCATGGGCGGGGCTGTCATGTCTCCGGGTGAGTTTGCCCGTGGCGGATATGCTCGCGGCGGCGGTGGGGATGCCGATTTTGGTAGTTTAGTGGCTGCCCAGCAGGCCATATATGAAGGATTGCCTTTCACTGGCAAAAAGGCTGGCGCGTCTCCGGGGCTTAATATCCCGTCTGAAGCTCGTAAGATTACGCCTCTGTCTCCCACTCCAATGCTTCAGCGTAAACAACAACAAGACCCGCTTTCTACGGCTGCCAATTTTGGCAAGAATGTTGTTGGCCTGAAAGAGGCCGGGCAGAAGGTAAAGGGTTGGTTTGATAAAAAGCCAGCGGCTAACGTTCCCGAATCGCAGGGGCCGCAAGGCAAAGGACCCGCCGGGGCTCAAACGACCACGACTCGCACTGCTGATGCTGGCGGCATGGGGAAAGAAAATCCCATGGGCGGTGATGACAGACCCTTCATGCCAGATTCAACGAATAGCGTCCGTGCAGAGTATTCGGGTCAGGCTTATCCTATTGATCGGCCAGCAGGGGCTAACATTGGAAATGTATATTCTGGCCCGACAATTGAAGGTGCGCCGCAAACCGCAGCTCAGCCGCCGCTTCAAGGGGTTCGGCAAGATTATGCTGCCTATGAGGCCCCCCAAGGCACTCAAGATTTGGGCTCAGCATCTCAAGACGCCATGAACACCATGGATTCTGGTGCTGGATTTGATTCTCTTGCGGACCTTGGCTCGTTTGCCGATTTTGGTTCAGACACCATGCAAATGGCTGATTATGCTCCAGAAATGACTGATTTTGGGGATTTTGGCTCATGGTTTGCCAAACGTGGCGGTCGCATTGATCCGTTCGCCTGCGGTGGTGTTGTGCCCCGCCAAAAGGCTTCCACGGGCAAGTTTGTCACCCCCGGCTATGACCCAGAGGCCAATCCTGCCGACATTATGGACACTGTGGTTGAAGAGGGTGAACAATCGCCTCAACAGCTTTTGTCTCAACAAAAAAATTTGGAACAGAAAGTTTCCAGCGGCGGCGGCGGTGGTGGGATGGACCCATTAAGCACAGCGCTTAGTATTGGAAAAATGGCGCTGATGTTTGCCAAAAATGGTGGGCGTATCGGTTATGCCGAGGGTGGCCGTGGCGACAGAGACCCCATGACCATGTTAGATACGGATCGTTTGGAGGCTTTGCTCAGTTCTGGTCAAAAAGCCCCAAGTCAAGCTCCTCTCAAGTATCGCATGGATGATGGGACTGAGTTGCGCGGCTCAACCATGCTGTCTGGCCCGTATTCTGAATATGGCGTCGGTCTTGGCATGGGGCTTGGCGGTGGTCGCTTTGATATTGACGCCGCTCGCGGTTCTGTGCCCGGTGGTCCAGCCCAATATCGTGGCATGGCAAGATGGTCTAAGCCATTCGCCTATGGCGGTTTGGTGCCTCGTGAACACCATGACGGAACTGATGGTAATGTCGTTGGCGAGGGTCGCCTTGTCCCGGCTGACCTTGAAGAGATTTTGAACGCGCCAGATACTGTCGATCCTCGGCTTGAGGCAAAGTATCTTGTTGAGCCTCGCGAATTGCAAGACTACCCGCCAGAACAACAACAGTTAATCAAGTCCATTGGTGGTCCTGAAAGCGGCGGCAAGTACAATATCCGTTATGGTGGCCTTGGCTCTAGTGGAAAAACCTTTGATATAGAAGGTGAACATCCTAATATCCGTGAGCTTACCAAGGGCGGCAAGTACTCGACTGCTGCCGGATATGGGCAATTTACAAAGCCGACATGGGATGAGATTACCGGTGGCGCAACCATGCAACCCGGTTATCAAAATGCTGCTATATGGAAGCTTGCCAGCCAAGAATACAAACAAAAGACGGGTGGCGATCTTGCTGCGGACCTGAAGGAAAAGGGCGTCACGCCTGACATTCTTGGCAGCCTGTCTGGCCGCTGGGAAGCCCTTAAAAAGTACGCCAATGGCGCACCAATTGAGGCTGCCCGTGAGGAAAAGGCTCCCGGTTTGACGCTGGGCCGTAGCGGCCCCGGCAAGTTTAATGGTGTTTCTGGCCGCTCTGCTGGCCTTGGCGATGTGTTCAGCGAGTTCTTGCCGGAAAGTGTTCCGACTTCAGAGAACTTCTGGATACCGGCTGCTTCGTTCCTTGGCGGGATGCTGACTTCGCCCAACCGCTCTTTCCTTGGCGCGTTGGGTAGCGGGCTTGTTTCCACGGCTTCATCTCAGATGGAACTGGATAGGCTGAATGAGGAACGTGCCAAGAACGTAATGAACTACGTGAAGGATAATTTCACAGTTGGTACGGACCAGTCTGGCAACCCAGTCATATATGACCAATTTGGCACACCCTATGCATCTACTTTGGCCGCACAAGCTGCTGTTGCACAGTTGTTCTTGGCTCGCGGTCTTAATCCAGAAACTTATGGCATTCCAAAGCAAGCGGTCGATGCTGCTAAAAAGAGAATAAAGGGTGAACCTTTGCCAGAGGTTGCGCCGCGCACCCCTGCCCCCGGCGAAAAGAAAGAAGTTGCTGAACTGCCCGCTGCCGAGAAGCCTGCCAAGGCTGTCGCGCCTCCTCCAATTGAGGAAGAACAGCTCCTTTCTATGGAAACGCGCCAATTAAAGGATTACGTTGTCTCAACCCCTGAAATTATGAAGCGGTATGGCACTGAAAAGGTGCCTCAGATGAACGCTGAGATAGCTCGTCTTCAACAGGCGTACACTGACGCGATCAGGAATCCGAAGGTTTCAGAGGGTCGCGTTTCTGGGCTTCAAAGGCAGGCTGACGATCTTATTA